AAAAAAAAAAAAAAAAAAAAAATCTAACTTATCATAAAAAGAAAAAAAAAAAAATTTTAATGAAAAAAAAGGGTAGAAAAAAAATTAAAAAAAATAAAAAGGCAAAAGACGAGAAAAAAAAAAAAAAAGATAAAAAAAAAAAGAACTCCGAGAGAGAAGACCCTAATCGTGATTTAAAGATTTACCCTATAAAAATAGATGATAGTAAATTGAATCAAGGAGAACCAAAATATCCTTTATCTTCACCAGTTCATTTACATTTAGTCATAGGTAGAGTTAAAGCAGGTAAATCATTGCTTATTAACAATCTCTATTTATCAGAACGATTTTTTAAAGACGATTTTGAAACACGAATTCTTATTAGTTCTACGGCACACAATGATGCTGTAAATAAATATATGATAGACGAATTTGATTTTGTTTTTACTGAATATTCAGAACAACTAATAGATGAGATTATAAATTTGGTTCAGAATGATGAAGGGAAAGGAAGGTGGTTAATTTTATTGGACGATATTATAGGTGATGTCAAATTTAATAGGTCAGGTGGCGTTGATAGTATCTCTGCTCTTGCCTCCAAGTTCCGTCATATTGGTAATGGAGAAGTTGAAGGCAAATTATCAGTCTGTATTACGACACAGTATTTTAAATTCATTTCTACAATTCTTAGAAACAACGCTACGGCGTATTATCTTATGGGTAGTTTTCCTGAGGCAGAAATGAAAAAAATAGCAGAATCATTATCCTTCTTTGGTAATGGTGATAAAGAATTTATGGAAATATTTAGAAGAAGCAGACAACAAGAATACGATTTTTTGTATTGTTCCGTAGAACATTTAGAAGCAAGGCGTAATCACGAAGACCTTATATGGAGCAAAGAAGAAGGGTGGTCTAGTCCTTGGAGTGGTGAGAAGAATAAAGAAGAACAACCAATGATAGAAAATAATGTTATAGAAAAACAAGAAAATTAAAATATCTAATAATGATATACAAAATGGATTTTCAAAGTAGAATTAACCAGTTTAGACAAGGTTTATCTGACCAACAAGACTCCTACAATAGGGCAATGGGTAATTTAGGACAAATGGGTAGAACTCTTATACCGAATGCTCCTGATAAAGTAGCAGAACATTATGCTTATATGGAAAAAACTGGTGGTATGATTACTGGTGCTAGTGCTGGGGTTCATACTGTAAAGAATTTAGGTAAAAGAATGTTAAAAGCAAGACAGCAAAAACAAGGTCAGCAAAATAATAAACCACAGCAAAATAATAAACCACAAGAAGATAAAATAGAAGACGAATCTTCTTTAAAAGAAGAATCTCAGGGTGAAAGAGAAGCACCAAAAGAAGTAGTCCAAGATACAAGTCCTGAACAAAAAGAATTACTTTCTACTGGGAAAATAGAAGAAAGTTATAAGGAGTTAAGTGGTGGAAAAACAGGTGTATCTGCTAGAAGAACAGACCAAGAAGAATTAAGTGGAGATGACGCTGGTGCTGTTAAAGGTTCAGGTGGAGGAGGCGGAATGGGTGAAGAAAACCCCTTTGAGACCGACTCTGCTACTGGAAAAGTAGGAGATGCCCCTTTGAAACAACTAGATACATCAGGTGGTTCTAAAACTGATTTTTCAGAAATAGAACCAGCAAAAGGAACTCCTATTGGGGGAAGCACTCCTGAGGAGTTAGAAGAAGGTGCTAAGGCATTTAAAGGCAATTTAGGAACTGCCTCTGACGATACTGCTTCATTTGCTTCTAAGGCAAGTGATTTAGCAGATACTGCTGGGAATGTAGTAAAAAATGCTGCTAGTAAAGCAGCAAGTGCCGTAGGTGATATTACAATGGAGGGTATTGCGGATGCTGTTCCAGTTTTAGGTGAGTTAGCAGGATTAGGTATGTTAATTCACGGTATAGTTAAGGCACATAAACACGAAGAAAACGCTCCTCCTACCGCTGCTCCACAACTAACAGCATCAACAGGTGAAACTCGTGAAGCGTCAGGTGGTTTTGATAGTTCAATGTTAAAAATGAATGACGCTCCTTCAATATATTAAATTTTTTAAAATATTTTCTTATCTCTTTGTATAGAATGAACTTTAATCTTATTTCACCAGTAGGAAACGGTCATAATTTTAATGTAAGGTTTAATGAACCTATTATAATACCTGAGGATGCTTCCGTATCTCTTAACTGGGGACAGTTTGAAAGAGATAACAAAATTAGATTTACAGAAGCACAAACAATAAAAGTTAATCCAGTTGTTTTACCATATTATAATGTAATGCTTCCTAAGGTAGGTGGTGAATTTATTAGAAATGGTTTAGAAGCAAATGTAGGTGATTTTACTTATACTATTCCAGCAGGAACTTATAATTTAAAAGATTTACAAAACGCAATAACAGATGCTTTTACTGCTACTGGAAAATGTATGGTTAGTGAATTAGCGGAAGAAGACCAAAATCAAAATTCAACAAGAACTGCTGATAATAAAAGTTTGATGTTAGCAAACTATATGTTTGTTAATAGAAAACCTCATATTGACGACAGTCATTTAGTTATGGGTTTTAGTATGAGTCCTAAAAATACCGTAGCAGAAATACACCCTACACACCGAAAAGATTTTAGTGTATTAAATAGTGGTGTGTGTTTAGCAGAAGCAACTGGTGCTGCTTTCCTTGCTGGTAGTGATGCTAATGCTAATAAACAGAAGGGATTACCAGCGGAAGGAAGTTATGCTAGTTATGCTTTGTTAAAACACAAATATAAACATTGTAATGCTAATTTCGAGAGTTATACACACTCAAATGGAGAATTTAGGAGTCTTAATGACGGACATATGGACGAGATTGATTACCAAAACACAGTTCATATAACTATGAATCAATTATTAACCGAGCAAGTGGGTAATGTTTTTGTAGGTCTTTATTCAGAGGGTTATGCTGGTATTAATGATGGAGTGGAAGATGTTTATACAGGATCATTAGCAGATGATGATACAGGTGATCCAGTAGCACAAAGAATACAAAAAAATAATATGAAAACAGTTAAATCACAAACAAGTGTTAATAGTGGTTTTTATCCTAAATGTGTTTTTGGTTTAGAAATTACTGGAACTAATGCTAATGTAGGAGAAGGAGTAGGAAAAAAAGCAGGAAAAGCAGGAATGATAAATGTAGTAATGGCGGAATTTGGAACTATTGCTCCATTTGATGCTATAACACAAGAATTTCCTATTAAAGGTATGAGAGTAGTTAAGACGGTTGATCCTCGTGCTAGTGGTTTAGTAGGTTTAGATGTGGAAGCATTACAAATAGGATTTCAAACTTATTTTGATAGAGGTAATAAACATCACGCTTTTCACGGTTCAACAAAGGGAACTTGTCATCTAAGAGCGTATGTGATGGATTCAGATGGTAGTAAAGAAGTCTTTTTTGATACTAATACATCTAATCCAACTACTCAACCTGATTTCGTAAAGGGATTAGTTTCAGCAGGATATATGTCATCTTACCAAACTGGAAATCCTAATTTAGCAAAAGCAATAAGCACTATTCCATTTACTCCTATTATTGCTGCTACGGAAAATGGTGAGGGTGCTGATATTGAATATTCAGCAATAAAATCAGAATTTAATGGAACTGGTGCTGATAGTAATGCTAGGATTGATTCTATTCTATTGGATTACACAATGACTTTATCACCTGAATTAGGTAGTTTATATACACCAACTTCATTACCTTTAACTTTAACTTCTAAGGGTGCTTCTTATTTATCATATTTAGGAATTGTTGAATATTATATGAATAAGGGTATTTACTACAATATGGATATGGACGATAATGATTTTTGGTATGATAATAGGAGTGTTATAGGACAATACAGACAAGATAAATATAGTATAGTTCTTAACAACCTTCCTATAAAGGCGTATAAGAATACTGACGATAAGAGTAAATCAGGATATAGGAAACCAATACTTGCTAATGTGCCTTCTCCTTTTAGTGGTGCGGATGTAGCAATGGGACATAATGGAACTATTATGGGTTCTTATGTTCCAAGTTTAGGAGTGGTTAATAGGTTATCCAATCAAACAATGACTACTAATAATTTTGATGTTGAAATCAGAGATATGGAAAATGATAAACCAGCAGAACAATTAACTAAAACTATAATTAACTTTACAATTACAGGCAATCAATAAAACTATTAAAAAAAAAATCTTATAACAATATATACAATCAAATATGCCTGTTATTAAGAAACCATTTACTCTTGCTCCTTTAAATGATAATCCAGTTGTATTAAGTGGTAGTAATACTTCTATGACTATTCAAGGTGGATTTTCACACAAACAAGGATTTCCAACTATTAAATTTAGTATTCCTCCTCAACCTACTATGTTAGAAATGAGTTCTTTAAGACTTGTAGGACAAGTATTAATTAAGAAGGCAGACGCAACTGTTTTAGTAGCACGGAATAATAGTGCTGAATATTCTAACGGAAGATACGCAGCAAATTCTGTAAAAGGAACAATTGAAAATGTAGATGCTAATATGATTCCTCAGACCGCACTTAACCTTCCTAATTGGGGAGGTATTAAGAATGTAATTGATAAGGTGGTGGTTCAGTCTAAGAAGTCTCTTATTGAATTAACTTCTGTGAATAACTACGGACAGTATTCAGGAATAACCGAATGCTACAACAACAACGGAGACGACTACTTACGCTCTCCAATCACCAATGCTCTTGCTTGTGGAACTCACGCTACTAATTCTAACCGACGCTTACTTTCTGCTTCCTTAGCAGGAGCAAATGAAGCGGTGTCTTTATCAAGTGCTAACGACCGTATGATAGGTCAGTTTTTTTCTATTCCAATTGCCGTGGATTTATTAGGAGGACAGGACTTATTTTTAGACGACGATTACTTAGGTGGATTACTTTTAACTATTCACCTTGCTAATGATAATGCTGTATTCAATAACAAATATAATAGAACTAAGGGTTCTTTTGTAGGACCTAACGACCAGTCTGCTTTATCTTATGTGTTAAAGAACATTAGATTAGAGGGTAGATATGTAGTGCCTGACGAACAGGACTTAGCACAGATACCACCAAGTATGAATCTTGATAGTAGATTAAATCTTATTAACGATATTCATTCTAGTGTTAATGCTAATGCTTACACTCCACAATTACAGTCAGTTAAATCTATGGTGAATGTGTTTATGGATTCAGACCAGTCTAATTCATTTGCTAAGAATCAAAATAACTTCCGCAGAGTTGTAGGAGAAAAGTCTAATCAACAGGCAAGAAACGGTCTCAGATTTCCACACAATTACGAGACACTTAACAAACCTAATTTTGAATCTGCTACCGAACAAGGAGGAGGGGAGCATTCTGAAAAGTTATTACAGTTTCCAGCACTTGCTATGGGAGACTCAGAAACTCGTAAGCAGTTTGAGAGAGCGTTATTAGACGGTTCTTCACCATACCACAGTAGTGCTTCTTTAAAAACCACTAATAGTGCTTTATCTGAGGATATACAAGACGGAGCATTAGGAGCAGACGCAGGATTAGTAGATAATACTAAGGTTGATTGCGTAGGTATTGGTGCGGATTTCTCTTATGGTATTGGAATGACTCAGAATTTTGTGAATCAAGACTACAATCTTACTCTTAGAAGTGGAGTCAATACTGGTAATGCTAAATTATCTGCTAATAGAAATGGTGCTGTTGATGCTAATCCATTATTACAACAGACTTTTATTAGATACAATAGTCAATTTGATAGTCAATCACTCGTTAAAGTGATTTAAAATTATTCT